AATCCCCCCCTTTTTTAAGAAAAGGTTATATTATAACATAACATTAAAAAAACAATCCCTATACATCCAAGTACTTTCATTTATTAGTAAACAGAAAATGATGATTCAAGTTAAATAAGTAGTTTCTTTATTCATTTGATGCTTTTTGGATTCTTTTAACAGATTGAAAAGCTTCTCAACTACAACAGAAGAAATTTCATTACACAATTTAAGGATAGAAGTATGTGCACAACCCTAGGATGAAAGATAGAGGATTATCAAGCTATACAATAACAAACATAAGACTACTCGAGCTTTGTAGAAGTATGTGAATTGAAGTTTATTAAATAGCCCTGATCATTCAGGGCTTTTTTTTATAATGCTCTAGCGCAAATTGAGACATTGACATTGCTATTGATCGTATGAGCTGTGCATCCTGAAAATAGAATGCACAGCAATGTAATTGTTAAAGCTATCTTTGATCGTCTGCAATGAAAGACTTTCATATAACAACTCGATTGGCGATCCAACCATAGAAAAACTGTTCCTGGCTAGGATTGCGTTCACAGATTTCAATGTAACGTTGCCCTTGCATGATATTAAGAACACGCACCAGGACTTTTTCGCCGTCTTTTCCACGTTTGGCCAGATAAGTTTTGAGTGCATTAAGAGTTGCTGGACCATAAATTCCGTCAACTGTTAAATCTGGCCAACCTGCTTTACCTTGGTTATTCAGCAAATTTAAAGCACGCTGTAAGAGTGGTTTTGCAAATCCGGTACCGCAATTTACCCCAGTATCTAAAAGCTCTTCAGCAACTAACGAGCTAATTACATTCACTTGATCAAATCGCGGATCTGTCCAATACTGCTTTTTATAAATGGCTTTGGCCACATCAAGCGGTAAATCTTTCATGTTGCCCTTAAAGCCGTTAGTACGTGCTACTGCTTCAGTAATACCGTACTTTGTTTCACCGCCTCGATCTGCTGGGTTGTTTACGTACCCGCCCTCACGCTTAATTAACTCGTCCAGATATTGTTCAATGTTCATTTCGGTTTCCTTCAGATGTAAAAAACCGCCCGAAGGCGGCATTAGCTGTTTTCAATGTCTTTTCTGGCTTTCTTAAACTCTTTGATCACTTCAACGATCGTTTTACCTTCCTGTTTATCTATAAAATTAAAAATCCAACGGACTAAAGCCCAACCGGGTAAACCACAAACAAAGAAGAACCCACCTAGAGCAATCATCCCCCATACATCAGTAACCCATTCATGAAGTCCCCACTTCACAATAATGAATGAGCCGCCAGCCAAACTTGATACAACCGTACAGATCAAACCAACTGCCCACTCTTGTGGTGAGCGTGGCATACGAGTCATTAATACAACTGCTGCAACCAAACCGACTGCTAAAGTCACCATGATTGCAATCCCATATAATTTTAAAAGTGCTGTAAAACCGCTAGTGGAAACTGGTTCCATTAATTTCTCCAGATATTTTTAGACAATAAAAAAGCACCCGAATTGGGTGCTCAAAGTTCTTATGAGGTTTAAAGGGTTTGTAAGATTTTCCCTCCATTCATTAATTTGGTTGTAAGTGGAGCAACTCCCACAATTGCAGGTCCTCCCAGTCCCGGCTGGCCTTCAGTCGTTCCATGGTATTGCCAGTTCCACGTTTCATCATTAGTGGACTTGGTACCACGTTCGCCCCAGTTTCCGCCATCACCTGATAATGGAGATCCATAACGGTCATTTTGGGTTCGGTAACCTTTACCGGGCACTGCAGCTTCAGCATCGGTTACTTTGACAACCATAAAGTCACCATTTAAGTACCAACGCCAGTCTTGCGAGTCATTTGAAATGGGCTGTCCCGTCATGACCCGTCCAAATGGTGCACCAGCTCCACCGGGTATACCTTGGACTCCATATGTTAATTCAGTGTAAATACCGCTTGGTGTTGCGCCGCCACCAGATCCGCCTCGAGCCAGAGTTCCACCATCAATGATCAGGTTCAATTTACTGTGCCGGTTCAACAAACCGGGTGCTCCCTGAAACCCATCACGGCGGGTTTTGGTAAAGTTGTAATCTGGATCGGTAGACCATGCACCAAATGCCAAATGTGGCAATCCTCCATCACCACCACGTCCAACAACAGCACCTTTAATCGTCAGATTCACCACCAGATCAGGTGGAAACTCACCAGTATCAATAGCAGGTAATTCTGATGCAGCTGGAACGATATACTCTCGTTTTGGAGGACTAGAGTTGTAGTCAAATTTATAGACAAATCTGGTCTCAGGTCGGTAAGAACTCGAACTTGAAACCAGCGCACCAGCTTCAACTACAAAGCTAATTTCGCCAGTCGTTGGCAAATCCCCTCTTTGCATCTGATACAAACGCACCAGATTTATATCCAGCTGGTCATATCGAATGTAAATCGGTGAATCATCTACTGGCACATCAATAAAGTCCTTGTCATTGAGGTAATAACGTTCATCGTAATTAATTGCCGTAATGGTATTAGAGAACTGGTCAGCAGGTTCTCTTTTTGCAACCAGATAAGGCAATGAGCCTTTAGTATCGTCATTAACTACGGTGTAGATAGTATTCACAAAGTCATCGGGACTAAGCTTTAAGGCCCCGTTCGGTAAACGCCCTAAAACTACTTTGTTCTTGGCTGAACCCGGCGTAACGGGAATCAGGTCCACGGTACCATCCCCCATTTGCAAATAAATCACATAACTCTTGCCTGCAATGAAATCGACATCATGGCTTAGGGTGAGAATTAAACCTTCTTGCTGTACCACCTCGCCGCTTTGATGAATACCATTGCGATAATCCGCTACAGCAATCCGGTCACGTAAAACCAGTAATTCTGATTCTGGTGCCGCATCAAAGGTAATGGATTTGCGCTGGAAGCGCATCTTGTTCCAAATCCGGTATGCATTGAAATGCGCTTGCCACTTGTTTCGTACACCAACAGATTTCACCTCTTTTGGGTTTTTGGCTCCTTTATCCGGTAAATAGATATTGATACGGCTATCGTCGGTCGGATCCGTGTATTCATAGATCAGTCCGTCGTAGTCATCCATCACGCCAAAGGTCAGGTCATGCTTGTAACTATCCGGAATGATATTCCTGAAGTTAAACAGCATTACCGAGTTATCAGTTGGCCGTTCAAAATAAAGCTTGAGCTTATTGTTTTGCCGATATGCAGTACAAAACACCGCATCACAAAGATTGGTAACCAGCTCTTCAAAAGATAGATTCGTATCATCAATGGTAGTACAGAACTCAGCCGCTAGCGGCGTACCAAAATAATCAACTACATCATTATAGGTCCGATAGATGTTTTCAAGATCAATCTCATCGATCGAACGGCGGCCAATCTTGTCATCGAGTGCCATAGATACCAAAGCATCAGCAAAGCTAGACGTTGGATATAGCTCTGTTGTCATTGCCCCGTTTTTATAAGTCGGCAACATTCGCTGAAGATCAAAATTGATCTTGCGGGACTTAACAGATAAAGCTCCAGTGGTTGCATAAGTACGCGCACGAAAAACCGTTTCATGTTCATACACTGTGCTTTGTAAAGGATAAGCACCGTAAAGCGCCTGCCACTTTACTTCATCAACAACTGTTGTGACTGTCGGAGTCGGAGTTAAACGGCGTGCACGGACACTACAACGCCCCTGAAACGTGACCATATCAAGTGTTGCACCAACGGTCTGACGTGACTTTGCCGAACCTTTCAAAATGATCTGCTTCAGCATCGGATTACCAATCGCTGCACCAGATTCATTTACCGGTGTTACTTCAACTTCAATCGTGACATTAACAGCGGCCTGATTCCCACCTGAAGAAACGGTATAAAGTCCATTGGTGGCCACAAAATTACACAGCACCCGGCTACGTTCAACATTGTCCAGAATGAATGGACCAATCCATTTTTCACCTATTGAACTGATCTTTGGTGACAAAGCTGCAGTTTGTTGGTTATTTAACTCTTTAAGCTTTAACCAGTTAGCATTAACGGCCGCCGGATTTGATAACGTCATACGGTCATCAGCTACCGATAGAACGCTATAAGTACCATTTAAATCAAAAGTCTGGCCATTAAACGTGAATGAGGCATTGGTGATTTCTACGCGGTCATTACTTACAAACTTAGTGGTTAAATCTGTGTTGTTTGCCGTTGCCCGAAGAATCTCGTTTGGATATGCAAAATGAAGGTAGTTCGTACCTTCTAAAGATTGTGTATCAGCAGGACGTAAAACTTGGCCATTAGCAGAAGTTTGATGCTGAACCGTTAGTGGCGGCGTGGTAATTTCGGTACCAAGCGAGAAATATGGCTCACCTGAAACAATATCTACACCTGGTCGAAAGACTTCTACCGATGCGCCAGCAATATCGACAATATTGGTTTCACCGTCATAAGCTCCATTGATTTTATAGTGTCCACGCCCAATACAGCCCACTACATGCTCAACTTCAACGTTGTTTTCATATACCTTGTAAGGTACTGCGATTAGGTCGGGAGTATTCCACCCAGCTCCATAGTTATCAGCAATACGACCATTCACCCGGATCTTGTTTTCCCGGTTAGAAAGTTCATTGTTTGCTGAAGAAGACTGGTTAGTATTTTGAGTCGTTTGTGCTATTGATGGCGTTGGCATTAAAAATGCGATCGCAATACTAATCACAATCGAAACAATAGCCGCGACCCATTTAGGGTTCTCAACTACGATAAAAGTGCCCGGTAAGAAATCAAGCTGCTTTAAGTCATATGCATTCTTTGGTGTGACTTCATTCGCAAATGAAATTTCGGCATGATCCATATTGCTTGTAGTATGAAAGATACGCACATGTTCAGGCATATGTTCATATTTTGAAGTGAGCCATTGCCCAATGGTTTGAGCCTGTTCAATTGTCTTTTCTTCAGACAAAGCGTCTTTTTTATAAATAACTTTAATCATAATAACTGACCCGATTAAACCCCATTCCCATCACAACCTCTTCAGGCAAATAAGTGACTCCGCTTTCCATGAGGTGAAGAATCTTTTGCCCACGAAAAAGCCCCACATGCGGGGGCTTATTTCTTTGTCTCGGATGGAAGGCGACTATGCAGCCTTCCTTGGGCATGGGTAGCGGATTTAAAAGTTTTAACCGTGAAGATAAAAAAGTAATTTTGCCCTTAGGCTGCATAAAGAGTTCAAGTGCTTCCGCCCGATCTATGCCGTATAGGTCCATTGCAGCTTCATGAACAAAGTGAACACAGTTGTAGTGTTCGTCATCGTATTGCTTATCAAGCAAATGATCATGACTTTTCATATAGCCCCCTTCAAACCACTAAAGCGATCCAGTGCAAAAATGTCCCCAGTTTTAGTGGTATTTAATCGTGGTGATTCAGCCTTGAATGTCACAGCTTTATGGTTCATGGCGACACTTGAGAGTTGTAGTCCGAGTAAATAAAACATTGGAGAATTCAGATTGTCTGAACTGTAAATCCGGTAATTTACTGTTGGCTTTACATCGGGATATTGGCCTTCGATTACCCGTTCAAACTCATCCGGCATTACATCACCTAAACCAGATATAGAGACTGTTAATGTCTGGTCCAGATCACCCAGCATTCCGGATCTTTGAATAGATGCTGGCAAAAATTCATAATAGACCTGACCGGATCCCTCCTTATGTTGAACATAAACACCTCGGTCATCATTACGGACTATTCGGTATGTATTCATAAAAGAAGGATGAGAAAGCTCAATACACTCCAATTGATAGACATCAACTTTCCGATTGAAAAAGAATTTGGCATATTCGTTATCCATTAGACCTCCCAATCCTTAATCAAAGCGATATCGGCAGTAAGGTTAGGCTGGTTTTGAACAACTTCGAGCTGTGCATTTACCCGGTAAAGGTTGCCATTCACTTCATTGGTCTTGAACGAGTTCGGAATGAAGTTACACAGGTATTGCTGACGAGCTCCCTGATCAATCACCAGATCCGCATAAAATGAGGCTGGCTTGTTCTGGTATACCCGCCAGAACGCCATCATTTTATTGAAATCGGTTTTACTTAAATTCCAGTTCACATCAACAATGTGGCTATTACGTTTTACATCGATGTAATAGCGACCACGACCGCCGTCCATCTGCTGACGTTTCACATCATCACCCGGTGTTACGCCATAGCCGCTGGTCTGAGGATTTAGCTTTAACTTGTACATAACTTTCCTTCAGGTAATAAAAAAACCCGCTTTCGCGGGTTCTTTTATTAAAGTTAACTTGATTAATTTTTAGAAATTAATAGATATTACTTTTGAATATAAATACAAAAACATCACTTAAAATTAAATTTATTTATTAACAACCTAGCGCTTCTAATTGCTCTAAAACAATTATTGCTGCACTATCTGCTGTATCAAAATCAACTAGCTCATAATCAAAAACACAACATGCTCCAACCATTTGTTCTGGACGTAACCGCGGAACTTTACCTACATTTTCACGCTGTATCCGCATAAACTCTGGACTCAATTTTCCAATTAATTTATCAAGAATACTAGTTTGCCATTCAATGTCCTGCTCTGTTGTTTTCCAGGTATCTAAATCTAGGATTGGAAAACCGGATTGTTCAAATATACAATTAACAAAAACTGAACATGTAAGGCTATCACCTACCGTATTAGGGGTACTTAGAAAATCACCTCCTGAGATCCTAGATCCACCAAAATTTACGATTCCATAAGGAGCAGGAAAATAGAAAACTTCATTATTATTCAAATCTTTATTATGAGAAATTTGTTCAAGTTCATTAATTATATGTACAAGAGTTCTTTCTGGAATTTTTTCTAAATCAAACCAGTACATAGCATAACCGTCAGAGTCATTACGTCTTTGAAAAAAATAGGTTTCATGCCAGCCAAAATGAGCTAGTACTAATTTATTATCTTCAATAAATACAAAACCAGTATGATTTTGTTCTGATGTTACCTTTTTAATTATGACTCCAAGTTGTGAGTCTTTGGGTTTATAATTAATGTCTTTAATGAGTTGAAATTTTGCATTCATTATAAAAGCTTACTCACAACTAAAATTTATATATTTAAACCGCGATCTAAGCCATACATCTCACGTTTTGGGTTTAATCCCTCATTTATAACAACGTTCTGAGTATATAAATACATTTCTTTCCACAATGAAATTTGATTTTTATAAACATTTGTTGAGCGTAATAAAGCTATGAGAGACCATGAAGTTAAACTACTTTTATTTAACTCTTGAAAAAAATTATTTAAAAACTTAAGGTCTTCAACTTGTACAGCTTGATGCATTAATACTGTCATATATGCAGAAGCCTCTCTTCCTCTATTAGTTGCTTCTAATTTATATATTTCAAAATAATGTTTTTTATCCCACCAAAAACTATTTTTAGAATCTTTAAATATCTCAGGTGAAATAATATTATCTTTACTATCAAGTCTAAGATCATATGATTGAAAAGAACCAATGACACATAAGCATAAAAAAAACGCAAGAAAATCTGATTGATTATTTAGAAAGCTTTTAAAAAAAACACGCATTGATTCAGTATGATCAATGAAATTTTCAACGCTTTTATTTACGCGATTAGCAACTCCATTATAATTAGAAACTACAGTTGTACTACGATTTATAGAATTTAGTGTATTACTCGAAAAAGAAGGTAAACTTAATGAGCTTGAATAGGTATCAACTAACATAAGTACCTCCATTTCTTATTAATTTTTTTACTGAATCTTGTAATAATGGAATGAATTTTAAGAAATCTAATTCAGATCTATGAGAAGCATCTGTATTAACATCTATATTCATTAGAATATTTTTTTGCACTTTAGCCTTGGGAATTCCTATATTAGGATCAATCACCAATGACATTTTCTGACCATTAGAATACTGAACAACCTGATTAATTTTAATATTGTCAATAAAATATGATTTATTAGTTCTATAACTAATTTCTTCTAAATCCTCCTGCATGTTATTTAAATAAGAAACATTACTTCTTAACAAATCACAACCTATTTTTTCATTATCAACAGGTATACTAAGCTCAACAACATTACCAATACGAATAATCTTTTCATTGAGCTGATCAAAAAATACGCTAATTTTTTCGTAAAAAAAATCTACCTCTTTGATTATTTCATTGAAAGTATAAAAATTTTCATCTCTTTCAAATACTAATTGTAAATCAATTAAGCTTTGATCTTTTAAATAAACCAAATTAAATTGCTTATTACTATCAAGATTAGTAATTTCAACATATTGAATCAAACGTCCATTTTCTTCCGATTGGGTCATTTCATTAGAAATTTCAAGCCCAGTTATATTTTTCGACCATTCTTTTTTCTTAAAATTAATTTCTCCGTTAAAGAATAATACAGTACGGATACTATCAATTTGCCATTTAAATTCAGTCATGGTATGCCTAATATGATTTATATAGAATTAATCAAGGTTTGTTATACAAGTCTATTGAACAAATATATGCAATTATTACGGATGAATACACATATTTGAGGAGACTATAATCTTTATAGTTAACACTAGATTTAATTTTCCCAAGGCTATACACTCCAGAGACGAAAATACCTTCTTACTAATTAATAAGAAGGTCTCTTAGCGCGAATATTACGTTGAAATTACTACCGAAGTCAATATCGTAGTTCCGATAAGTAGTCAAGCCAGAAACTTTCATAATCTGTCTAATTCTATTACTTTAGAAAAACTACACGCCAAATAACGTCGTCTTGATAAACGTTTAAATATCTTAAATATATGAAACAAAGTGTATCGAAAGTCAGAAACACTTTGTACATATCGTTAGAAAGCAAGTCGAATACAGCGTATAGGTAGTGAAATGCCCCCCCGTTCGGCGGCCTCACATAGTTAACGGTTACGCCTTACAGTGGTATTCTCAGTCAAAGATCGACTAATAGTTGAGTTTGGATTACCAATTTGATCACTTACAAGCTTCGGTACCGTTCTTGGAAGCTGCTTATCCATTTCATCTTTAACAATGATCCGGACTGTTTGCTCATCCAGTTGTTCGGCTTCAACTGTCGCCCCACTCACCTGATTAATCACTTCAATTTTGAAATTGATTATCGATGAAGCTGGCTCAATTGAAGGCTTAATCTCAGCTTGAGGGCGTGAAGCACGTCCTGAAGTAAAGTCCTGAACATCATCCAGATTTGAGCGATCCAGAACTAAACCATTGGATGAGAAGTAGACCTTGCCATCGTGGTATAGATCAGAACTGGCCGAAGAAGAAGCGATAGGTACGCTTCTATTACCCTTATAAATAATCTGAGAATCTTGAACCGGTTGATTAAAGATATCAGCTTGCTTTTGGCTTTCTATAAAGGCACTAGAGCTCATCATTGCACGGCGCATGACACTATCAGCTGAAGCATTGTTATTGAGAAAAGCTTCAGGGTTTGTACTCTTACGCATTTTCTCAACTAAACCAACTCCCCCCCATCTTTTAATGTCTTCTTGAGACCATACAATCTCGCCTTTGTGCACAGCTCCAGCAACTTCATATTTCCCACCTCGACCCGTGTAACCACCTTCAGCAAAGCCTTGATCTTTGATTGCCCGGATGTTTGCAATAATGCTAGCCCCTTGAGCAACTGCCCCAGCAATCAACGGTAAGTTAAGAGGAAAACCAGCTTTTGAAGCTGCTGCAATATTTTGCTGAATCGCAATACCAGCAGCTGCAATCGCATAAGCTTTATCTGCAGCGAACATGATTTTGTAAGCTTTAGATTGCTCTCCAAACATTGAACCAAACATAGATGTAAGAGAACCCATCATTTGGCCACCAAATGCAATTTGGGTGTTCAAACGATCTTGCTGATATTTATCTTCAATATCCTGAGCATTCTGAGCATATTCGGCAGCAATCTGATTGCGTTGGTCCTGAGCAGCTTGAATGATTGCTGTTTTCTGGTTTTCGAAATCCTGCTGCTTAATTAGTCCAGCTTCGAATTGAGCATTCAAACCATCTAAAGAGTTTTGCTCATTCAGGTCGGTAGCAGCAAATTGACTATCTGCTAAATCATTTGCAGCATTTAAACGGCTAAATCGTTCCTGATCCTGTCTGAAAAATTCTCCGGTACCATTCATATCCGCTTGGATACCACCCCAGTTTTGAGCAGCATTATTCACTTTATCGCGTGTCTCTTTATCCTGATTGGCTTTAGATAATGCGATTAGCTTTTGCCGCTCTTCTATAGAAAGCTTGGTATTCTTAAGAATTTCCTCCCGTTCGAGTCTGTAACGTTCCTGCATGGCTTGCGTTTCAGAAAGCAGAGATAAACGGGCTTGAAACAACCGCTGTTCCTGAGCTAGTTTTAATAACCCTAACTCTTGCTGTTTTTGCTGTTCCAGCAATTCAACAGCTTGCTTCTGCTCAAACTTACTTAATTCAAGGTCATGAGCTGCATTGAACTTTTTACGGTTAAAGGACTCTTCTAGTAACTGTTCCTCGGTTTTCTGGAACTCCTTATAGTCTTCCAATTTCGTTCTAAGGGCTTGTTTGGCTATAGCAATATCATTATCTGCACGACGATTTATTTCCGCCTTTATTTCTGCAGTACGTTCCGGGCTAAAGTTTGCTTTATCAACATCCTCCAGTCTTGCCTTTCTATTATTGTTAATCCGTCCGACTTCACTAGCCACCTCATTTTCAAGTGACCGTTGCAAATCCTGTTGACGTTCAAGTTGAGATTGAATATCACCAGCTGCTTTATCACTTCCTTTACTTGCACCACCTTTCACCTTGCTCTGCATCTTGGGAGATTGATGTAGAAGCTTAAGAGACACTCCATCCTCAAAGATCACTTCACTGACATAACCACCTCCCTTGCTGTCATACCATGTCTTGATATCTTTCACAGCAACATTGGTCGTGATTGGTGTTCCTTCAGGCATTGAAAAATCAATACCTTTATGAAATGAAGAAGCCCCTTTAGTTGGGGCTTTTCGTGGACCATAATTAGAACTGATCTTGTAGGAAGTTAAAGGTTTTCCTCCCGCCTGTAATCGAGCCAGATGTTCATTAGAAACTTTCTGACCTGACAATGAGCCACCATATCGGACGTCAAGATGTGGACCAGTACCAATACCGGATTGACCGGAAATACCGACCAAGCGTTTAGTAAGTTTTGCTTGTTTTTCAATTTCCTGCGTCTGCTTTCTTTTAGCTTCAGTTAATTTATCTTCTCGCTCCTGTTGTTCTTCGATGATCTTGAGATTTCTAAGTGCGCTATCAATTTCATCTTTAGACAAAATTGCACTCATTCCTTTAGCTTTTTGCAGTTCTAAAATGGCATTAGCTTGAGCAACAGTGTAACCTTTATCAAGCCAACCTGATTTATAGATTGAATCAATAACGCTATCTTTTTGCTTGGCTTGATAATCTTGCAAAGCCTTAGTTGCCTTTTCTGCTTCAGTAGCAGTATTTCCTAAAGCATCCGCTTGTTTTTGATGCTGAATTGCCGCATTTTGTGCTTCATTACCTCCAAGTTTCACTTCAACTCTTAATAATTTAAGTTTCTCAGCTGATAAACTTGCTTTAGATGCATTGTCATCATACTGCGCAGCCTGTTTTTTCAGATTTTCATATAGATCTGTAGGCAACTTAATTTTATTTAGACGTTCAATGGCTTCTGTATAGCTGATAGTTCCAGTTCTCGCTTCTTGGGAAATTTTTTCAACCTCCCTATTTCCTCGTGCATAGTTCTCGATATCAATTAATGCAGACCCTACAGCACGCGATGATTTCTCTAATGCTTTATTTTGTGCATTAAAAGCAGTAGTTAAATCATTAACTGCTTTAGCCTTATCATTGCCAGTTAATTTTTTTAACTCCTCATCAGCTTTCTCAGCAACTTTAGCTTGTTCAGCAAGCTTTTGCTTTGCCTCCTCTGCCTTATTATTAAAATAAGAATAGGCTGCCGCTAATCCCATTACTCCTAATGTTGCAACTCCAGCCCACCCACCAATTAATCCAAACGCCCCTTTAGCTAGTCTCCCTGCAATTGAAGTTGCAGTATTTAGCTTAATTTGAGCTGCTGTTTGTGCATTTGTAGCAGCAGTTACTGCTGCCTGTGCTTGTGCGTATCGAGTTGCTGCCGCTGTTGCGCCAAATTTAGCTTGGGTTTCTGCATTTGTTGCTCGCACATTCGCGAGATGAGCTTTTGCTGCATTCAAAGCAGCGGTAGCTTCTGCATATTCTGCTTGAGCATTTAATACAGATGCTTGGCGGCTCGCTAAAGTTGAAGCCATTCCCTCTTTAATAGCAGCGCTCTTCATCAAAATTGCACGAGTGATATATCCAATACCAACTACTAAAGCCCCATCAGCAATTAAATCTAAATTACTTGCAAGAGTTTGAACTGATCCAGCTAATACCTGTGCCGCACCACTTCCCTTACCTGCTTCGCCAACAAATTTTGTGATCTCGTTGTTTAGGAGTGTGAGAGACTGCCCGATTGTAATATCAGTTTTAGCAAATAATGCATCTACATCATTTTGAACATTTTTAAGTGCTTTAACGATTTCCTGTGAAGTGATTTTTCCTTCAGCAGCTACTGAACGTAATTCACCTACTGTAATACCCATACCTTTAGCAATAGCCTTTGCTAGTGCTGGGGTTTGCTCCATTACAGAATTAAGCTCTTCACCACGCAATGTACCACTTGCTAACGCTTGTCCGAATTGAACTAAAGCTGCATCAGCAGCTTCTGCACTTGCACCACTAATTGCTACAGCTTTAGAAACTGTTTCAGTTAAACGTGCTGTGTCATCCATTGTGAGGTTTAAAGTTTTGGCATTATCACTAAAACGCTGGTAGACCTGTAGAACAGAATCCCATGCTGAATAGGTTTTTTGAGCAATCCGGAAAGTGTCTTCCGTTGCTTTATTTAGTTCAACTTGATTATTAGTGACCAACTTAAGACGGTTTTGTAGTCCAGTATAAGTATCCATCTTTGAAATGGCAGAACTTACTGTTAATAAACCAGCCATGTGTCCAGCTAAAGCTCTGGTGGCTACAGACAAGCTGTCCATAGATTTCGAGGCGAAATCCCCTTTTTTGGTGATGCTATCCAATTCAACAGATAAGTCTTGTGCAGTGCGTTTCGCACGTTCCGAATCAATAACAATTACTAAGCGAGCTTCTTGAGCCATTTGACTTTCCTCTAGGCAATAAAAAACCGCCATAAACGGCGGCAATAAATCGAGACTTAACTAGGCAATACTTTTTGACTTTTCCAAGATCCATGAAGTTATCTCAGCCCCTAGATCTCCATACATCAGTAGCTGATAAGCTGATTGAGGCGAGTAACGTGTTTCTTTTTCACCAGATACCCCTGTTCTGGAAAGCTCAATATTTTCCCAATCCTGTATAAGATGAGTTGCGATAATTTTTGCAAACTCTTGGGCTGATCGCATGGCACTCATTCTAAAAATACTCTTTTTAGTGCAAAGCATTTTATAGGCCCTATCAAATTCAGGATCAGAAAAAGGCTTAATCCTGAAACATCCAAAAACTTGATCATTTTCCTTAAAAACAAACCACTTAGACTTATCTTTCATATTTCATTTCCAAAATTACAACAATAAAAAAGGGCTGGACTTGAGGTCTAACCCTTGAGGCTGCTTAGGCATATCTATCAAACCATTCATTTAATCCGTTTCAGATTTAAAATCTAAAAGGGTTCAATCAAATAAACATGGCTGCATTAGTCGCTCCACTTCTTTGATTGCGCTAATTAATGTGTTTCGCTTTTTCCGATAACTTCCCAAGATATGACCTGCCAAACTAGCGTCAGCTTTCTCGATGTCTAACTGCATATTAAGTTTGTTATGAATATTGGCATGTGCCTGATATTGGTAACTAAGAAATTCCTTAGTGTTATAGAATGCCTGCACTAAAGCACACTTAAACTCAACTACACGTTCAGTGTTACGCATTAAAGTCATTAAGAATGTAGCTTGCTGTTCATTCAGTAGGGCAATCCGTCTTGTTTGAACTCCACCTTCTGTTTCAAAGGGTCGCATTTCAAATGCCACCCTTCCAAACTTATTGAAATGATGAATATGTGTTTTTATCAACTGCATTACAGCTTTATGGTTCGCTCTAGATCCATCAGCAATATGTAAAGACGTAGTTAATGGCTTGTCGTTTTCAACAATTACGATTTCTTCAGTTGTCATTACGTTTGACATGGTTTTTCTCCTGACGCTCAATTGAATTATCTTTCTCACCCGAGCATCAAAAGTTGTGGTGAGAAAAATTAGGTATTAAAAAACCCACTCGATGAGTGGGTTTTGTTAAGTTGATTTTATTAGTGACGAATCAGACTACCTGAAATTTCAAGTACTCCCATCAATCGACTTGACTCCATCAGTGGGTGAAACCAACGGTCGCCATAATGTTGATTACCTGTTGTGTAGCTTATCGTTTTTAAATCATCACTAATGATTTTTCTATTAAGAGGTCCTCTTAAATCCATTGTTCGAGTGAGTTTTAGAACTGCAATATTGGTTTTAAACGCATATTCTGCTAAGTAGTGACCTTGTTCATTACTAAGCATGTGTATTGCACGATAGATTTTGCTTGTCACAAAGTTTTGGGAAATAATTGCATCTACCAGATCCTTAACCAAACCCAATGTTTCATTATCAAACAAAGAACCTTGAGCCTTCTTCTCTGCACTACTGTACATCGCAATCAGATGATGAACATATTCCACTGCAACAGGAATCATGTCATATGGGATTTCATCAATATGCTGAACATTGAAACGCTGATGAACTAATTTATAAGCATCGCTGTAATTCAAATGCTTAGTTTTAGCTACAAGAAGATTTACAGCATTGGTTAGGGGTTCACGTTCTGATTTATGGGTTTTAGGACGCGGATTAGTTGCCTGCCCTTTTATCCAATAATCCCACAAAACATCATCACACTCTTCTTGATACTTAATTACAGTATCTCGAAGCTCGGGTTTTACTTTATTTGGGCTGATTGTCATGAGCCACCCGAAAAGCTTTCTTAATGGTAGACAGACCATCTCTTGCAAATCACCTAGAGTAGGTATAACGATTTTCGTTATACCCCAACGCTTCGGGTTTGCATTAAGTTTTGCTAACTGCGCCTGCCATGCCAACCCCATACCCTCAACAATCGGCTTCATTGGTGTATAAGGTTGCCCTCCATGCTCTACTAGATATAATTCTGCACTATGGAAAGGTACTTTTATTTCGGTTAAACTATTTAAAGTCATATTTATTTCCTTAATGTTGACATCAATTAAGCCCTGTCCGCCAAGATCATGGGCTTTTTTGTTGCCTATTGATTTCATGCTTTCGCACTCTCTCGCGTTAGTTTCTTTTTAAGCTCTTCAAAATGTCTCACTAAGTAGTTATTCAGAGAGCGCCCTTCTTTCTTTGCCTGCTCTAACAAAAACTCTTTTAGCTCCTCAGGCATCCGCGTATTCATTTGTACAACATTCATATTTTCTCCTTTATAGTCTCACATCAAATGTTAGCGTTTTGCTATGTTAGCAATATGCTAATATTGCTGTCAATATTTTTTGATAGCATAATGCTAACAATCTTCAATTTAGTTGTAACATAATGGCTGATATTCAATTTAATCTACGCATTCCAGAGGAATTGAAAGAAAAGATTAAGCAAGCCGCAACCGAGAGTGGCCGATCAATTAATGCTGAAGCTCAATACAGGCTTGAGCAAAGCTTTGAATTACCACATTCAATCAATATGGAAAAAGTGCTGCGTTTTATTGATGCTGTTAACGCTCTAGAAAGAATTGAAAAATTGGAAAAGGAATTGGATTCTTTAAAAAAATAGAATAAGTTCAATATAATTACCACTATATGAAAAAGCACCCTAGGGTGCTTTTATTAAAACTTATTCCACCCACATGCATTATTTTGCTTTCTCATGCCCGCCTTTAGTGCGACAAGGTTGAATTCTTGTAATGAAATCCCGCCATCGCTTGTTTTAAAGAAAATCTTTAGTTTATTTGCCGACTTAATTAGACTAACCAACTCCTCATTCTCGCCAAAATCCTGCCAGTCCTCTTCACTACGGACCTTTATCGGTTGAGCTTCTGTTGTTTTGTCTGTTTCAACAAAAACATAATCTTCACTTGTATAAGACAAGTGTCTTTGTGACCATAAACTTATAGATGTTGTGCCACCCTCACATCCAAGTCTTAAAATAGGATAGATGTATTTAAAACCCTCACCAACTGTTAGGCTAGATGGTGTTGCTGTAGCATGTTTTGCTGAAAAATGATATTCAGCATCCTTATATTTAGGTTCAGGTATTTTGAAGTTTGGGGGTATTAATTCATCCTTGTCATTAAATTTTGGTTGTTGGTTGCAAATTTCAGACCACGCTCTTGGAAATTGTTGATTAGCTATATTGTTTTCATCTTCAAAGAGTACAGTTTTATTATTAAGCACAATATATCTAGTTTTACCAACATACCCACCCATTCGATTCTTTGAGTTAACCTCACCACAAAAACCTTTCTGGTTTGAAAACATGGCGGAGCTTGGATCTATTAAATCCTGCTTAACAATCTCCTCAGAAAATGATTTTACCACCAAGTTAAGTCTTGCCTGCTTCTCCTCCTTGCTTTCACACCCTACCAAACCAAAAACCAAACTTAATAAAATAATCTTTTTCATATATAAACCTATCAAATATCAAAATTTAAAAAATCAGCTAATAATCCAAATAAAAATTATTAAAGCTATAAATAAAATAACTCCACTGATTATCCATTCAGATTTAGGGTAACCCCATACATTATCTGGATTATTAAAATCAGGTTCTCTTCTAGGTGTTGTTTTCTTAGTATGACTAGAGAACTTAGAATAAGATAAGCCAGTACCTGGAATACCTACCGTTGTGCGAGTACCCTTCTTACTTACATTTACACGTGCACCTTTCCCACCCAAAGAAACACTTGATAGCCCTTTTTTACTAACATTGACACGGATTCCAGGAGCAATTTTTATACTTTTTCTAAAATTCAATCCCATCACATCACCTATCTAGAGCAGATTTTTTTAGAAGCACTGATGGAACCATCATTACAAACAAACTTACTACCATCGCAATGACTTACCCCACCTTTCTTACCAGAGCACGGTTGTCTGCCTCTACCTGCTTCCGCAACACTTAATGAGCTTAAAACTAATAAAAGACTTAAAATGACTTGTTTCATGATTTTTCACCGTTTGTTATAAAGTGTACTAACTTTAACAAAGCGGTTACTGAATGTCACATAAAGAGAAACCACCCGAAGGTGGTTTCTATCAAATAAAACTAACTAAGCTATTTCACAATTGGTTTGATGCCATGAATGGTTATTTCCATATGAAAAACTAATTTCACTTGGAACTAATGTTCTTTCTTGATGATTAAGATTTTCAATTAACTGTCTTAATTCACCATCACCTTGTACGTGCTCTTGATATAAAGCACGGAGTAATAAATCTGTTGGTTTTCCAATTAACGAACGACCAGCTTCCCAGTGCCGAATACTAGATTCGCCAACACGTAAAAGCCCCGCAAGATTTTTTTGCGATAAATTTAGCTCTTTACGAAGAAATCTTATTTCTTCACCATTGAGTTCTGGCTTATGAGTTATTAAATATAGGCCTATGGCATTATGGAGTTCATGGACAGATTGGATTGATACCAATTCGCCAAATTCCTCATCATTTTCAATAGTAAAACCATTCTGTAGCCAAATATTACTTAAGCCACATTCTTCATAGTGATACATAATTTAGCCTACTCTTAAAATGTAGTAACTACGACTGAAAGGTCACCGTTCGCGGTCTCTTTAAATGCAACTGTAGCGGTAATATATTCACCAGCAGTACGAACAGAAACATTTGCTTTACAAGTTCCACGAGCATCCAAATATGGTCCCTCAGTGATGTCTCCATGTTCAAAACAGCAAATAATTTGCTTCATGGAGATACAGCGTTCTTTCATTCTTTCTTTTGCATGTGTGGTTAACTTGATTCTGCTAGTATCTCTAGCAGATGCTCTAAGTTTTTGTTTAGCTTCAGTTAATGTTAAACACATACAAGAAAACACCAAGGTTCTCAAAAGAGTAAAAGAATGCTGAACCGTCAAATATTGACGGTAAGGTGATTATTCATCATTTGATAATCACGCGCAATACCTTAAAGGTAATTTTCTGTCAATCCAGATCAAGTATCTTGTAACATCGACTGCGTTATTTTGAGTCGCGTTTAATAACAACTGCTTAATTGTTTGACGTTTTGACCAAATTGGGCTTTTCAGCCCGGCAATACCCAATTTGGTCACTTACCTTTGCTTTTGGTTGATATCTTCTTATGGCACTCCTCCAAAAACAAATTATCCAACGCAAAAATACAGTCATTAAAAATATGAGCAGCCACTGGCAAATCATTATGCTCTGCATAGACATTGATTGCCTGCTGATCTAAAGATAAAGGGATACCCTGCTCATATCGTCGGGATCTGCAAATAGTGCTAAATGCCGAAAGAATGGAATCAGCCGCATAAGAATATTCTGGCGGATCAGGAATACGACCACCTAAGAACTTGATTTGTTCGATTTCGTGCGGCGTTTTCGACGCATACGTTTTTTGGTATTTGTAGAGCTCGATGACTTTCCCAGAATTAAAGCCTTGTCCTTGTCGGCTTCTTCCTGAATCTTCTGGGCCTGCTCTTTAATGAATAACCAGATTGAAATACCAATGTCACCTTGATTGAGAAGCTTTGAGGCATTCTCAGGGGTATAAGGCTTTTCCGATTCAACTGGCTGGCCGCCCACAACCTCAGAAAAAACTATCCCTTTCCAATCTTCAATCAGGTGAGCAGCACATGCATCCAGTAATAATTCATGGTAGAGCTTGGCGTTTTCATCTTTTACCATCACATCATAGCCTTTGGATGTGATTTGGTTTCCTGCCTTCTCTAGTGCAACTTGAAAGGGCTTATAACCAATTCCCCGGATTTTAAACTCTGCATGTCCACCTTCAGTTTCAAAAGTGCACCACTGAGCAACATCTGAGCTTTTAATAATTCCGACTTTTAAAGCCATAGCAACCTCTGAAATTTTAGAAATTAAAAAGCCCATGTGATTCCATAGGCTTTGTTACTGATTAAGCCGATTACACAAGAGCACGTACAATCGTTGGAGCTGTACGAACTTGAGCAAAGTTGATGTCTACAGTAATGATGTCATCACCCCCACCATCCGGGTGATTGGCTTCCATCACTTCTAATTGAGGGAAGTTAAACGAGTATTTACTGCCTTTGCTGTCTTTAATATCAAAGGTCAGAGTAAACACATCTCGGGTTTTAATGGCATCAATCCACCCTGCCGCAGTTGCCGAGAACATGAAGGAAGCATTTGCTTCGATATCCATCATCTTTTCAATGTAGAACTCTGGTGTGTATTTGCCTGAGCCGATACAACGGATTGCTTCAAGGTTGTTATTAATTGAAAGCGTAAGCGATTGCATGCACGCTTTACCTTGAATTGATTGACCATTAATAAGCAAGTTTTCCACGTTCGGCATACTGACAAGCGGACGAGTCGAAGCTGCAATCGGATTCACTACAGGGTTCGTTTGCTGACGAGTAAACGAGCTACCTACTAAACCAAAGTTACCAGTGATCTTCCCGGTTGTTTGAATGGTAATTTCACCGGTATTTACCTGCACACCACGGTAGATAAACACCTGCCCAATATCTTCAAAAACTTTAACCAGCGTTAAAGACTTACGTACATTACCGCCAATGGTTAAGCTATTCGTTGCCCAGTTATTAAATGCTAAAGCACTTAAGAATAAATCAAAGGTACCAAGTGACAATTCAAACTCTAACTGACCAGCAACTTCCGCTTCAGTAACTACACCGCCTTGACGATAGCGTGAGTCAACTACTTCACTGCTTTCTTCAGTTGAGACGTTTTCAGATAAACCATCACTGACACGGCGAACCGTGTACCAGATCGGGTTTGCCGGAGTTGTTCCCAGCACCGCTTCTTCACAAGCATATAATCGAATTTTTGCGCCTGAACTCATTTATAGTTCTCCAAAATTTAGGCATAAAAAACCCGCTTCATCAGCGGGCAGTTATAAAAGATGGGCGTAAAAAAACCCGCTAAATTTGCGGGTTTTTAATGTGTTGCATCTGTGTCGGAGATCACTGGCGGTTCCACACCATTCAAGGCTGCAGCTACTGCCTGAGATAAGTTAGTAGGCTGGAACTCCAATGGTGTTTCACTCAACGGTTCTTCAGGCTCTGGTTCGGGTTCTTCATGCAATCGAATATCAATCCAGCGAGTTTCTGGAATATCTACAGGATTATCGAAATCAGGAATAATTGAGGCTGTTTCGATATCAAATTTTTTCTTGTAGGTTTTTACTGCAATATCCCCATCTTCATGCTGCTCATAAGACACAGCAACAAGAACATTACCGTTTGCATCTTTAGGCATTTCAATGTACCAGCCCTCTTTAGCAAATCCCAGAGAACCTTTAATCAGGTAGTCACCTGTACCTAACTTTTCAAAGTTAATCGGCTGTTTTGAGGCATCTTCATTGAGTTCAAGTGAATCAGCAAATAGTCTTGCAATCGGTGAAGCTGCCTTGTAAACCCCGTTCGAATCAACAGTGAACCCCTTGGAGCGAAGTTCGCCAGAAGTCTCAACAGTAACCAATTTGCCGCTGGTCGCGCTGTTATCGGTCGTATAAACGATATTGTTCTTGCTCGTATAAACGATTTGCTCTGCTTTACTTAAGGTGTCAGTGGATGGCACATAATTCCATGCAATTACAGCCATACAATTGGCGCGTGTTGAGGTGTAATATGGTAAAAATAACTCCGTACCTGTAAATTCTCCACGAGTAACCACGATAGAAGGTGCATAAGCAGCTATATAGGGATTTGTATAAATACTAGTGGGTGCATTCTTAAAACGAGTCTTTTGTCCCCCTGCTTTATAACCAGCATCAATATCATTTCCGGCTTCTGAAGTTGGAGATCCACCATAACCTAAGTTAGATAAACCATAAGAACCATAAGCTGCTACATTACCGCTTTCTACTCCAACACCTCTTGTTGCCGCTGTACCTAAGCCCGTAACTTGAGTCCAGTCTGGAGTGAGGTTTGGAATGCCCGAAGCAAAAGGCAGCATAAATTGCCGCTTACCTTGAGCTGAGTTATAAGGGAATGGTCGATGATCCCAAGAATATTTAAAGACTAGATTTGCCATTATGCAGTCACCCCGTCAATTACCTGAAAAGTCAGAGTCTCAGTGTGTTGAGTCACACCACCCACGACGGCTTTGATATCCATCTGACACAAGCCTAAAGGCCATGTAGCAGTGCTTGTTCCCGATTTAATATTGAGCCAACCTTTCTGAGTGCTTTGACTTAACGCTGCACAAGTCAACGTTGCTACGGCGGTTCCGTCCAGAGTTTTAACTTGCGAAGTAAAGGTATACCCCGTTAAATCGATTGCTCGACGTACATCATTGGCTGGATATTGCAGTGCATCATCCATATCAACTAGCTGCAGATTTAAGTTGAATGTGTCACCACGCTTAAAAACAAAATTGCTCATAAGTGATTCCTATAGACATAAAAAAACCACCGATGAGGTGGTAGTGAATAAGACATAAAAAAAACCGCTTCTTAGCGGTCATTTAATAAAAAGAAATTTAAGGCTTGTAATCTAAATCAACATTTACTCCAGTAACAACGTTATGTTTAGGCCCTCCGAGACTAACAACATTAGCCAAACGTATATTCACATCAGAAACACATAGCTTGTTTTCGCTTTGCCACTTCTTCAGTTCAACAGACATAACATCTTCAAGATGTCTTTCCAGTTCTTGCCGTTTAATTTCGATTTCTTCTAAAGTCAGCATACATGACATATTAATTCACCTTAAACCCAATGCTCACATTATACTGAATGAAGTCAGCATCTTGCCCGACAAAAATTGATTGTCCTTCTAAACATTCTAGATGATCGATTGAATAATATTCAAAATGGGCAAGCCAAGCATCACACAGTTTTGTGATTTCCATTATTCCTGAATTGGGACGAGCAAAGCATTGGACCATGATATTACCGGTACGGCGTGTACAAGGACTATCAGCAATGCCTGAAATAAAACTCGGACCTCCTGCAATTGTTAAGCGACACCACAAACCTTCCTTTGGTACCGTAAAGCCTGGTGCATTTGGATATTGAATTCTTTCCTGAGCAATGCCGGTGAAAGCTTGCATGTGCTCTATGATAGCTTGCCTTGTTTGCTCTAAAGTCATTGCCATTTTAGCCACCGTATTTTTGAGAAATAAAGTTAAACGTGAGGCCATAAATACCTTGTGGCGCTTGATCAGACCAACCGTTTTCTAAGCGCTCAGCATAAGGCTGGTTGTTCTGTATGTAGACCAAATTGCCCAATTTAATCTTTACAGCTTGAATTGGGTTAGTTTCAGGTCCACGTATGCCATAGTCACCAGATCCAACCGAAACAATATGTGAAGCACGATAAGCCCCAGTATCAACAGGACTTAGATTAACCAAGGATTGCACAGTATCCATGACCATATGCTTCACATGGCCCTCTGCTGCTTTAGACACATCAAGACTAAAACTAGTCGGCTTTTTCCCCTTCCATCCCATGCTTCACCTCGCTTTCTTCGTACATTTCAAATAAGTCTTGAGCGATCGCTTGAATTGAATATGCTTCAAACTCAACGCTAGGTTCGCGCTCACCCATTCGCCGTTTTACTATTTGCCATATATGAACAGCCTCATGTAAAAGCAATCCATAAACTTGAATTTGATCTTTATCCGCCGTATCACCAATTTGGACGATTGCATAAGCACCATCAGAAAAAGTACTAACTTGTGCATCTGCTCCCATATCCAAAAACTGATCCGCTTTATCCATATCCTCAAATAACAAATCCATGTGAAGCTGATTTCGAGCAAGCGTGTACTGCACATGTTGAAATGGCGAGATATACCATTCAGGAACATAATCAGGATTAACCATTTTAGCCCCTACACTTTTCGAAGCTGACATTTCCAGATTGAACTGGCTGGATCTTGTTGAATATGGATAACTCGAAATGAGCCTAAAGCTGTTAGCCATTCATCATCAATTTTAGGTGTCATGGACACTTCATTTTGAAGCACGGTAGCCTTCTTATCTGTGGCCAGAACTCCAAGTGTTTGGATCTCATATTGACTGTATGTGCCAAACAGAATGCCACGGCCAGTATAATTTTCCTTAACTTCAATAGAAGTTTCAGTTTTAGGATTCCAGTTAGTTTTTGAGATCCGCTCACAAGTAAAGGTATGAACGGCGTCCGCCAGATCAGCATTAAATGCTTCGGCAATGTCTGCCTGAATTTCGTCACGTAAGCCCATATCATGCCCTGTAAAGAGGTATGCCAAAGCCATTAAAACTTGCATTTGGATCTTTCAAATCAAGTGAATCAATAAAATCAATTGCTATCTGTTCAAAGCTAGAAATTGCTTCAGATCCGTCTTGGTATTCCTTTTCTGACTCAACAGAATCAGCTTTAACTTTCTTACGCTTCAACTGCTGGTCTTTGCCGTTATAAATTACTTTGGCCAGAATTCCTTTGATAATTTCACATGCAGCATCTTTAAGAAGTGGATCAATTGGATCTGGTACAAAACCAATCCGTTTTTTCATCCAGACATTTGCCAGTTGAACCAGACGAGCTTTATCACTGTCTGGTGCAAAATCGCTGCCCAAAATTGAATTTGCGTCATCTACAGTAATAAAGCTCATTGCATTATTCCTTCGGGATTAATTTAAGGAGTTCTGCTTTTGTTGCAGATGGCTTGTAGCCAATGTTTTTACTAGCCAAATACTCTTTTAATTGATCATTTGACCAATTTTCAAAATCATTAACTGACGTTTCTATAGCTGGATTTTCTTCCGCTTTTCCAGCTTCTAATTCAGCAATACGTGTTTGCATTGCAGGAATATCGTTTTTAAAAGCTTCAAATTCAGCTTTAATACCGACAACTTGAGCTTCAGCATCTTTGAGAGCTTTATCTGCTAAGACTGCTGCATCTTTTAAGCGTGAATTCTCAGATAACAATTCTGACTGGTTACCACCAGCCTGCTCTAAGATTGCGACTTTCTGCTTAAGCTGAGTATTTTCTTCAACTACCTTTTCACATTCAGCTTTTGCATCATCAATCACAGCTTGAAGTTCAGGGGTGACTCCTACCTCGACATTTACCGTGGCCATAGTCGTTTTTTGTGGCTCTTCCAACTTACGAACTTCAACTGGAACTTCTAAAGATTCGTAATCCTTTTGAATCTTTGGATAATTACCGTAAATAATTACCTCTTTTGCTTTCAGATTTGGGGCTTCATAATAGTCAGGGTTAGCAATAATGCCCGTCTCTAATGCAGCCACTGCTGCTATGCGTGTATAGATAATCTTCATGATGCTTTCTTTTCTCTTAAAAATAAAAAAGAGGGCTTATTTGCCCCCTTACGGTTTTAATTTTTAGTTTTTAACCAGTTGTCGCTGTACCTGATAAATCCAGTAAGGTACCTGCTGTCATTTTGTTGCTGGTTGCATATTTAATCCAGTTGGCGCTTGAACCAAGTAATGTAAGGTCAGGATTTTCACCTTTCGATGTATCCCAACTATAACCAAGAATATCTAAGTTAAATGCACCTTCAGCACGCATACCGATTGCTAAGTTTTCTTCATCATTGATGTCATAAGCTCGGAAGCCCGGTACTTGTGATTCAGTTACAGTAACAGCGCCATACTGCAAACCAAAAGCATCGTTATCACCTACAGCATCAGTCACCAAGACAGGCTTACCTAATGTACCGGGTAAACCACCATAGATAACGATTTCAGATTCACCATAAATTTGCTTAGTGATTGCATCATCGACAATATCGAAATATGTATCTGAGTTCATCACCCATAAACCAATACGGCCAAACTTATCACCAAACTTTCGCATACCACGAGTTAATGCTTTGCGGCCATCAACAACGATACTCCCTTTTGCAACCATGTCGGGATTGCTAGAAATAGCAGCTTTTAAAGAAGCTAAACTGTACTCTAAACGGCCTGCAACCAATGCATCTGCAAGATCGTAACCAACAACCATAGCAAATTCTTCTGGGGTACGAGCACGGCGCTTAAATGCCTCTTCAGTTGATGCATAAGGACCATATTTATATGGAATTTTTACACCTACAGACTCACCTGCACCGATTTTTTCCGGAGTTACTTTTGCATTGGAGTTCACATCGCGATGTTTAATACTTCCACCAACTTTATAGAATGCATTTTTATTGAAGTCACCTTGAATGATTTTATTACGATAAATAATCGCGCCATTGGAAGCTTCATTAAAGACATTCAAATTGTCTTGTAATCGTTCTAAATAAGCTGTTTGAGCCAGTTGGTTGTAGATGATCATGTCGGAATTAACTGTCGTAGTCATAACTACTTATCTCCAAATATTTAATGATTAGTTCGGTAGTTTAAGGAAGGCATCATTGCCATGTTCTTTGATGTAATCTGCTTTCTGTGAAACAGACATTTCACTGCGTTTCATTCCTGCAGGTGCTCCACCTTTGCCCCCACCTTGAAAACCGCCACCAGTTCCTTTACCACCTTTAAGAATTAAGTCTTTATGCTGGTATCCACCAACCAATGACTCTAAAGCTTCATCAACATTTGCAAGTTCACCCGGGCGGACACGTGAATAAATCTTTTCGCCGTTCGGATCATATGCAACCACCTTGCCTTCTTCGATTTTGAAGTGATGACCAAAGGTTGCCTGAACCATGTCCACAGGTACTGCAATGTTGTCTTGAATGTACTTAGAACGAGCAAAACCACCGCCGATAAGTTCTTTATGTAAAGAGGCTTCTAGAGCATCACGTTGCTCAACAATCGGGGCATATTTTTCTTCAACTGCTTTGATAGCTTCAGCTTTGACTTTCTCAACTTCACCGGCATCCACCAGCTTTTTATCGTCGAGATTTTGGATTGTTTGTAATGCCTTTTTAGCTGCCGCTGGGTCTTCAATTCCTTCAAAAGCTTTTAATGCTTTTTCGGCTGCTTCTTTGGCTTCACGATGTGTTTTAGCTTCATTGTTTAAGCGTGCAATTGTTGCTACCGAGTGTGGTGCATCATGTGGCATTTCTTTGCCGTCATCATGAATATAGATCGGCTTATCTCCGTCTACTTCCGCATAAACTTTACCGTCGATTGTTACTGTTTTAAGTTTCATTGGTCATCCAACCTATATATACAAAATGGGCATCCGCCCGGATACGCCGTCCGCATCCGCCTCCGGCAGGAATAAAAAAAGCGCCCCGAAGGACGCTAAATTTCGATTAAAAACTTAGAAATTTTTTGCAAATAAACGGTAGCCTTCTAGCTCCCAAAGTTTATTTTCTGCAAGCTTTTCTGCGTTACCACGCGCCATACGTTCACCAATTTCAGCATCAAAGTTTTCAGCATTTACACATGCGCTAAATCCAGTTGCTAGAAAAAACTTGCCATCTAAAAATGCATGCACAAAGGTAGAAGTCGTGCCTCCGGGGCGTTGTTCAACCGTATATGTCACTCGCCCCATTAATGCATCAATTTGCGCTTTGGTTACTCGAGGTGCCACGGACTTTTCAGCTAGCTCTTGCTCTGTTACTTCTTTGGTCATTTTCATACTCACAAAAAAAGCACCCGAGGGTGCTAAGGTTTTCAATTAGGTTTTAAAGCTGAATATATGCTTTTGGCTGTTTAAAGCTATAGCCAAAAATCGCCATGTATTTTGGGATCATCTTTCGAACAAATGGTAATAGAATAAGATTTGTGCTAAGGATGTACTGGGCTTGAGTCATAGTTACTTGTTTCACAATCCCAACTCCTTAAATGTTTGCTCATCCAACTTTCGAAGTTGGTCCAGCGTGTAAAGCTGCCCTTCTGGGTCAAAGAACTTTTCAAATTCAAATTTACCTTCCTTGAATAGCTTGTAACGCTTAGGTCCTAGCCATTCTTTTTGAAAGAAATCATCTGTTTTCTTAAAAAACTCTTTAAAGGTTATGTTGGCGTCAATCTGTCCAATCAGTTGGTCACGCTCGTCTTTTGGAATGTCCTTAACCCGGCGTTCATCCATAACAAATGGCCGTTCACCAACTAATTTCCCGTCTTTCTCTACGGGCACCAAAATACTGCGGCAATTGGGATGCAACGGAGGTACACGCTTTGCCGGATCATTAATCTCCCATACAGTGCCATCAAGAGATGCACAAAGTTTTGAAGTTCTTCCGTCCAGCGTTGCAACCAATCGAACATATTCAAAGCCAATTTGGTTGTAGCTATTTAGATAGGCTTGATTGGCCACATGACTTCGTACAGTTCTCACCGTTCGCTCAATATCAGTCTTGGTACCGTTTAAAATGCCATCCTCATAATTAAGCCGTTTGGTACCACGAATGCGCTGAACAATTTCTTGGTTAGTTTTGCCTGAGTTGATTCCATCTCGAATTGCATACTCAACCTTTTGTCGGGCACTTTCAGCAATTCTAGATAGAAGATCATCAACAAGAGCACCGCCAACCAATGGCACCTTTTTAGCTGCAGAATAAAGCTTTTCACCATCAGGTTTTTTAAGCTTACTGCCATATAACTTGGCAATATAATTAGCTTCATAAACAGCCAAAGCTGTAGCAGAGACGGCGAAAGCTTCAGGCAAGCTGGTATTTACACTAGCAAACCACTGTGCAATCAAATCTCTAATTTCCCTGAGATTTGAAGTTGTGTATTTACCACCAGCTAAAGCAATTTTCTCCGACTCATTAAGCTCATCCAATAAATCACGAAGTTTAGGTAGCATTGCACTCGTATCATCATTAAATAAACCTAAAAGCTCATTAACAGTATTTGATGAAGCACGATAAAGGTATGCTTGATGCTGCGTGAGTGCTTCAAATAGTTTTTTGATATCTGTTGCCATCTCACTCTACCTTTGGTTCAAAGTCCCATCTTGCTCAGCTTCAACGTTCTGCAATTCTTCTTCATATTTTTGTTTCGGGAACATACCTGTTTGGTTGTATTCCCACCACGATTTAAATGAAGATCGGCCTTGTAGAGCTGCTTCAAATAACTGTCGAGCTAACTCAGCTAAATAACCTTGCTTGTTAAACTCCTGACTAATTTCAAATACCAATTCGTCCTTAGTGAGAACATCAACATCAGGCATTACAAACTTTGCAGCCCATCTTAATGCTGCAGATAATGCTTCATTCATATTGACTACACAGAGTGAAAGAACTGAATGCTGAACGGCGTCATCGCTATTCGCTTCGGTGGCGGTCTTTTTACCCGCAGTACCCTTCTCGATTAACCGTGCCCCCATCTCCTTCATTTTTTCCCACTTGTCTTTCATAGCTTCCCGGGCGAGCGTATTAGGATCGGCTTGTACAATTCCTAAACCACCATTTTCAGGTAATGGCAAAAGTACTTTTGCACCAATGTAAATGCCACGTTTCTTAGCTTGGTCGTACCACTCCCAATTAACACCTTTCGCATAGTATTGAGGTTGGCCCATATAAAAAACGGACTCTTGAAAGTCCGCGCTGTCTCGATAATGGGCTAAATTGAGATTAGCCAAAGGAAGTAAGGGCGGCTTCTTAATCTCTTCTGAGTTATCTATGGCTCCGACAAAGGTAAATGGAATATATGTCCAAAAGTTCCCGTTATAATCCGTTGGGAATTTCTTTTGTCCCCCTACCCAATTACCTTTTTCACCCTTTGTGTAAACCTGAACTGAATAGATATATTCCCCATCATTCTCAGGTTCTAAACGAAGTACACGATACTGTTCTACTTCATTTTTACTAAAACCATCTGCTCCGCGTTCAGACCTAAATTCACGGATAACTACTAGACAAAGCTTTTTCTGGTTATCGATCATTACTGAATCCCAGTTCACTACATCTAGGGCATTCAATAAATGAATCATCGGATAGGCTTTTTGCGCTTTAAATTCCGCGAGATTACGAGCTGGAGGTACATCTGGGTAATCTGCGTATAAAGCGCAACGATAATGTTTTAATAAATGGCGAATACCATTTTGAGCCAGTTGATAAGTACTAAGGCCTGCTCCATTCGCATTACGTTCTAAATGTGCAAGTTCTGGAGGAAATTTAAAACTTGGATCAGTTGCAAAAGCTGCTCCAACCAAACTATTTGAGGTAGTACCAGTAACTTCATAAAAGACTGCACGGGTACGATAAGCCTCATAAGCGCTTTTATTTGCAGGTGATTTATCATGAGCATTTGGCATCGGCAAATATTTTTCACCCTTAGCCTTAACTGCATCTTCACCTTCACAAACATCATCAAGTTTTTGCCAGTATGGCAAGTTCTTAACATATTCAGCATGTTGAAAAGTTACATCACTCATCGAGCAAATCCCATATCAGCAAAAAAGGCTTCAAAACCTTCATGTAATTCATTAAATGCATCTGAGGCTGCATCCACTTGGTCATCATGTGTACCGTTAGGAAAATGACGAAGCTCATCAATAAAATCCTTATTCCATTCACCTTGGAGCATACGTACATTTCCTACGTTAACTTGAGCCGCAAATGGTTGTGCCCGTATGAGCTTGTCACCTGAAATTGGTTTGGCTATCACGTTATAACCAGCAAGAAGCTTCACAAATGAACTAGCTTGCGATTTACCAGCTTGTCCGGGATCTTGTGGTAGGCGCACAGAAACTTTTTTCCCATCTATTTTTGCTGTTTGTTCTAAGCGCTTATTCACATTATCTGGACCAAGCTGTCCTCTAGTTACATCCACAATATAAGTAAAACCATCTGCGCCTAGAGCTTCTCGCACACCTACTGTAAAGTCACCTTCATTTTCGGTTGCTCCAAAGTCCCACGCCCTAACTTGTTTCAATACATCTGCAGGCAAAGCATCAACAATTTGAATATTGTCGGGCTTAAAAAAACCGCCTGCTGGCGGTGATGGCATTTGTCGGTACTGCCCGGCAAATACATACGGTGCCGCTTGCTCCATTAGTCTCAATTTTTGAATATTGTGTTTTGCTGGCCATAGTGCGGATCCGTCTTCCTGAATAGCTGAAAGACATAGATGCTCCCACACTTCACCGTTACCACCAGCTACAGGAACGCCGTCTTTTCTATCACCTAATAACCAGCCCGCTAAATCTTCTTCATGCAATCTCTGCATAATGACAATAATCGGCGTATCAGGTGAGTTAGTTCGTGACTCGAGTGTATTTTGAAACCAATCAATTACCCCTTCTCGTATAGTTTTTGATGAAGCTTCATGTGCTTTATGTGGGTCATCAATAATAATGCAGCCACCAAAGCCTTTACGAAGTTTTCCTGCACCAAAACCGGTAATCGTACCGCCTGTACCAGTTGCATAGCAGACCCCGCCTTGAGAAGTTCTCCAGAAGTCTTTAGCCTTACTATCATCACGCAATGTAAGCTCAGGAAAGACTTTCCTATACGCCTCTTCTTGCACAAGGGTTCGTATTTGGAAGGCATTATTTGCGGCAAGCATTGCCGAGTAACTGATATGAATAAACTCACAATCTGGATTCTTACCAAAACACCAAGCCATAAAATTAATTACAGCAATTTCAGTTTTAGAATATCGTGGTGGAACGTTAATAATTAACCGCTTTATCTCTCCGCGATAAACTTTCATTAAAGCTTCGCAGATTTCTAAGTGGTGCCAATTTTGCATCCATTTATAACCACGGCGCTCCTTAAACATGTACCTTGTGAAGAAATATAAATCTTCTTGCGCCTCGATCCGGATGGCTTTATCCCGAGCCGCATCAGTACTCATCTAAGACTTCCCTCCGCGCTTTTAAGTAATCTTCCATTGGAACTGGAATTTCAGAATTAACCGTTTGGACTGGACCGCCGTCTTTGCCTGTAATTTCTTTGCGATTGGTATAAAGCCCACCAACCTCTTTTGCTGCCTGCTCCATTAAGCTCGGTACTAATACAGGGTTATCTTTGAATTGTTCATGATCGATGAATCGTTGTAAGCGCTTAAGTCGGTAGGCGATGTTAGCGATTGGAATAGCGCTAAGGTTCTCGTTCATTTCCTTACGGACTCTAAAGAATTCAGTTTTAAATTCTTCGCTTAAGTCCTGCCCTGTTTTTTTTGTTGGGTCGTATGCTTCACATTGCTGTTTGGTTACGGTGATACCAAATTCTTCTTGGACGCCCCTTGCTGTTTCGCTAGGTGTCTCATAGGTAGCAAGTGACCGTACAATATAGAGTTTTACCCGTTTATTAAGCCTTGCCATTTATCTCTATCCGTCCAAGTACGTCCAAGTAGAGTGGCAAAAAAAATTTAAACCACCTTCAAGTAACAAGTGCCACATGCATAGTGAACATCAGCTCTCGACATTTCAGGTCTTGTATTAGCTGCTTCAACCATTCTTTTGACATCCTCACTTGCACCATATCGACGTACAACGCCAGTAAACTCTTCAACATCATGCCCTTGTATAGCTAATTTAGGCATACCTGTTTCCCGGTTATATGCAGGTGTTCCCCACTCATCTTTCTTATGCGCAATGTGATAAAGCTCATGTTCTACCAAAGCACAAAAGTTCACATCACTTGCAATACGAGAATATGAAGCATCAAAAGTGATGAGATATTCGGGAACGTATTCAAACCACTGGATGAATTGCTCTTCTTGCCGTTCTTTCTTCCAACCACCAGCATTGATCATGATCTTTTCAGTTGTGCCGATGATTTGACGGCCTTGCTTTTTAAATCCAGATCTAGCCCACATCACAGCAATATCGGGATATCGAAATGAGCGTAAATGCATATGGTCAGGGTTAAATAATTTTGATTTTGGATCGAGAAATACTTTGCCTATCCAATCCCACATTTCTGGAGCTGGCACAAAGTTTGGAGTTCCCATTTCAAAAATCCATTCTGGAGGCATAGGGCGAACTGGAACATGAAAGCCGACTTCATTTTTCATAAATTTAACCCAATAAAAAAAAGCCCCAAATTGGGACTTTGTAATTCATTAATAAAGTAAAAAATATTCCATAATTCTTTCAACCTCCTACAAACTTAATTCTGCTTTTGACTCTCAATCATTTCTAAAAGGCTTTTTTGAAATTCAGGGATGGAAAATATATCAATATATGGCATTTTAAGAATCCTTTTATTTTTCTTAAGTACGCCTAAGCCAAAAAGAGACTGTGATTTATCTGTTAGGAAAAAAAATTCAAAACAGTAACCCTCAAAAATAGTTAAAAACCGAATTCGCTGCATATTATCAATATTACAATAAATATCAGTTATAAAATCTAATTCCATTTCATTAAATGGAGCTATCCAACTTACTAATTTTGAAATTCTGAGATCATAACATTCGGTTAAAAAAACCCGCTCGTTCTTAACACTTTCCTTTAAAAAATTTTTAGCTAAAGGAGATTCATCAAAAATTTTTAATTTTTTAAAAACTTCATGGTTAGATTCAATTCCTCTCCACATGATAGACAATAAATATAATATAAGCTTATTTTGGTCAACACCTTGAATTTCATAGTGATTATCTCTCTTTTTATGTTTTACAGATTTAATTCTATTTCTTAAAATATTTAATGAATAGTCTTCATATTTTTTATTTAGTTTATGTTCACATTCACCACATAACATATATGTTGCCCACTGATCTTGATCTTTGACAACTTTATTATGCTTTTTATCAAATCTTAAAGCATGATTTGCACCTTTTAAGGCCTTTTTAAAAACTGCTCTGCCAATAACATGCGAACGTTTCAATTCTTTTTCTAGATCGCATAGTTTGCAAATTCCTTTTTTCATATTTTGCTGCATATCACTTTTGATGTTTCATTTATATTTTATCAATAAAAATAAAGGAATAAAAAATTAAAATATTTAGGATTTTTAACTAAAAAAAGCCCCGCCAATAATCGATATTTAGCGGGGCCCTTTGCGCCGTAATCCGTCCGGCAAATAAAAATTAAAACTTAGGTTTTTAAATTGTTCTTACGGGCTAATTCAATTGATTCATTTAAACTATCAAATAGAAGTTTTAATTCCTTTTGAATTTCTGAATATTCTCCACCCGATTTACGTAACATGGCATTAATAAAGCCATGGGATGTATTTAGATATTCTTCAATTTGGCTATTGAGCGTATATAAACTTGAATATTTTATATTTGAATTTAACACTCTCAATTTCCAAAAAATTTTAAAAAACTCAGCTCTCTCATTAACATCAGACTCACTATCCGAAGAAGGAAATCTATTAATAATAAAATTGAGGTCACTTACATGAGCTTTTATTTCTCGCAAATCCTTATCAAGAGATTCAGCCACATATTTTTCCCGCCAGTCACTATATAAAATTAGCGCTAGAACAAGGGAGGAGACACTTAACCCAAAAGTTACGGTATCTTTAAAATTTAAAACTTCTGTAGAAACAAAAAATGATTTAAACCCCTTAAAGCCCAAATAGTAGGTTATTGAAGAAGCTATAAAAGCAATTAAAACCAAACAAAACTTTTCGACAAAATTTGAATTAAATTGCTTTCTAATCACGTGCAAACTTCCGATTTATTTTATTTTTAAATTATATAGTTACATTAAACAAAAAGCCCACCATTTGGCGAGCTTTTAAAACATTTTGGTGCAACACTTATAACTTCGTCACACCATATCACAAATCTAAACCAAGTGTGCTGCACTGTCAAGATTGCAACACCTCTATTTTTCCATCTAAATATGCTAAACCTTTATCTATTTCTGCACGAACTTTAGCTTTACTACATTTATGAACATTTGCAATTGTTAAATAAGACCAATCATTCTCATAATAAAGTATTAAAAACCAAGCTCTTTCTTGTAAAAATTCTCTTTTATCATTATGCATTTTTGACAACAACTTACTTACTTCTACTGCCTCATAATCCTCAATATTACAAGGCATTGAGACCTTACTTGATCTGATTCTTGTTGTGTCATTTTGGTCAATTAAGGAAGCAAGCGGATTCGCTGAAACTTTAAATTTTGTTGATCTTACCCATAGACCATATTGTTCAAGCCACTGATGAGCTGAACGCTTAGACCAATCCATTGCTTTATTAACTTTTGCATTCATTATTTAATATCTCCCACCAATTGCTCAATTTGTTTAATCGCCACGCCTGCTTTCACTTGCTCTGTGCTGAACCGTAAAACTGTAAAACCCATCATTGCTGCGGAGTTGTATTTCTCCATATCCCCTATATAGCCTTTGCCCCTTGTATGACGGCCTCCACTCCAGATCCCGCCTTCCACCTCAATCAAAATCTTTGTACCCGTTATTAAAAAATCTGCTCTCCATTTGCGTTCAGGATGGAACTTATATTCCTGTTCAAAACTGATCTTGCATGCTTTTAAATGTGTTGCCAGAACCATTTCACCCACACTTGGTTGTCTGGCAACTTGCTTTGCTGAACGCCGCTTTTTATTTTTCTTTATCGGAAATAACTTGCGGTATTCAGCAATGCTGACTGATGACATCAAGCACCACCTTTCAGCAAATGGTCCAATTGATTAGCAAAGCAGTTATAAACTCGCGCTTTATCCTGATCACCTAAAAGGCTGGATGAATGAGCATCTTGTTTATACTTCTGAGCCAGTTTTTCAATTGACTCCCTTAGTTCAACCAGAGTGCTTTGCTTTTTACCGCTGAGTGGTTCAATTGAGCGCGATACGTGGTCAGCCATTTCTTTTTCCATATGATCGAAGTAACTTTGACGTGCTAAATCTCTCGACTTGATTAGCTCTGGTGAAATAAGCTTTTCCATTTCACGGCGTTGCGCTTCAATCCATTTACTGTCCATTATTTAAGCCCTCTACATTTAAAATCGCGCTCTGCAATTCATTCATCTTTTGAGTTATCAAAGCGCCTGTTCTTGGATACTTATTTCTTAATCCTCCATTCAGCATGAAATAACGCCTCATGTAAGCCTTTGCTTCTGGAAGACCACCATACGAATTAATTAATTGCTCAGCTTCACAGTGGTTGCATTTATGCATTTTCACTATCCCCGTATATTGATTCGTAATCGCGGATGTATCGCTTTAAATCTTTTATGTGCTTGTCTCTTTTGAATGGAGCTTCAAAGTAAAGCTTCTTGCATCTTTCAATGCCGCCCCATCTGCTTACATAACCCAAAGACTCCACCAGACGCTTGAGTTCAGAAAGGTCTACAAAATATTTTTCTCGGTCAGCCTTGCTAATCTCTACACTTTGACCACATTGGAACTCGAAACCTTCATTCCACTCAGTTGCATTAGAAGGGGCTGAATCAACGATTTCTTTCGCGTATTGCAGCCCTTTATCTCTAATTAATTTAGTTGCTTTCATGTCTGGCTCCTTTCTCATCAAGCTCTTTACGCGCCAACCACCACAAAACCACCGCCCCGCAAATAGCGGCTGTGAAAAATGAAATGAGTAAACCCCACGCTAAAATCTCGAATTTATTCATACATTCGCCCCATCAATTAGCTGAAGAATATTTCTAGGGATTGGCATACCCTCCCGACGGCACATCTCTGCGTATTCGTGTGGATTATCGAAAGGATCAGGGCCCAACTCTTTTATAAGCTCAGGTTCTTTTTCTTTTGCCTGAAGTTTTTGTACTGGTGCAGGTTTACGGCCGTTAATCTTTAACCGTTCCATCAAAGATTTGAGATGCTTTTGCGCTTCGTCATTTGAAACTGGTATATGCACTTTTTGCTCATTTTTCTGAGCTAATAAAATAGGTTCTTGGTACCAAGCTTGGGTTTTTCCTTTCAGTTGTGCTTCAGCCTTGTATTCATCATAAATCTTGATAAATTCCATTTTGGCTTTGTACATTTCACCGTCTTGGATTAGTGAATAAACTTGGTCTAAAACAAATTTGGTCAAGGTTGTAATTTCTTGGTTCTGCTCTCTTCCGTCTGGCAATTTCACTTTTTTGTGTTGAGAGATCTGAGTGTATTCACAAGCCTTAACCCAAGCCTTCTCGGCGCTCCACCAATCGTCACCCATGCACATAGCACGGAATTCAGCGAAGTTAGGCATGTAGGTATTTGTACTAGCGTAAAATAGCGCTAAGCCTCTTTGAAGTTGATTAGGTGTAACCCCAACCAATGCTTTAGCAAGCTGCTGTTCAACGATTTGCATTGGAACGGCATTTTTCCCTTCAACTGGGAAATTCTTATTGAACTGAACAGCGTATTTAGTTCTGTAAGCCGCAATTAGTTCTTTTAAAAAACTTTCAAATGGTGCTAATTCATTCATGATTAATAGCCTCCAAAATCTTGTAACACTGGTGTAACGTCAATCACGTTTGAACGGTTGCTTTCAGCGTACATCTGAGTGAAATAACCCGGTTCTTCAGGAACGTTATGAGATTGTGGGTTTTCCGGAATTTGATTTTGGCGTGGTTCAAATACACCCTGATAATTTCCGATAATTGAGTTTTCCAGTGATTGGTTAGCCAATGGTCCAAACGAGATAAGTTTTTTAAGGATTAGCTTTACTGCGTTTTCAGAAAGTGGTTTTTTGAGGCTGATACGCATATCAACAAAATTGTTCCACAGCTCTGGATCTACACACGCAGGTAGTTCAACCGAACGTGGATTAAATTCACTTGGTTTTTCTGTTTTAGGTTTTTCAGATACAGACTCTCTTTTTTTATTTATTTTTTTATTACTTTGAGAGTTGTTTTTGATAGTGATACTTTGTGTGTTAAAAATTTTTACTAGTAGCGGTAAAAAATTTTTACTAGTGTAGTTAAAATTTTTAACTAGCAGTGGTAAAGAATTTTTACTAGTCTGTCCATAAATTTCAGGTAGTAAAAATTTTTTACTAGGGAATTTAAGCACTAAACCAACGCTAGTATCGTTACCTAATTTGAATGTATTTCCATGAATTGTGCTTGGTTGTTCCACGACTAAACCGACCTTGATAAGCTCATTAAGGCACTTAACAACAGTCGGTCTACTCTTCCCTGTAATCTCTTCAAATTGAGATAAAGAGATGGAATCCATCTCCTTATTCCAACCGCGAGTTTTACGGCAAATAACCAAGTAAATTTTGCATGCAGCATCAGAGATTTTATTTAAAACCTCATCAACAAATGCATTAGGTACTTGAAATGAATTTGGTACAAAATTACTCATGTGATTTTGTCTCCAATTTGACAAGGCCACGCATTTCCAACTGACGAATAATTCTTGGAGGAATAAATTCGTTGTTGATTTTGTAGCGAATGCGCGACTTTTCTTTCACCTGAATTAGCTTGTGCCCATCCTCCATAAGACGGCGAACTGCTATAGCCTGCCCCCATATGAGTTAATTCTTCAAGTTGATAAAATCTTTCCTGAGCCTCAATTGCGGCATTCATAACTGAAAGTGGCATAGCTGCTAATTCTTTAGCCGAATAGATCTTTACTGGTTGTTCCAGTGGAATTACCACCTCAAGCGGTATGGTGGAAACGGAAATATCCTGTTTTCTTCTTTCTGCATATCTCACTTTTCACCATCCTTTGGCTTAACATAACCTCCAAAAGAATCAACTAAACACGCCTTGGTGAAGCTGGTTACAATCTGCTGTGCTAACCACTGCGTTATGCGAAATTGACGAGCCATAGCCTCTGAAAATTCAACTTTGGTTACCGCTGCATTATTTTCGTCATAACCTTTGTTGCGTAAATTTTGCTTTTTCACCTCAAACAGGTGCCCAAGTACTCGCAATGCAGGTTCATAAAAAGATTGGATTTCACTTTGCTGACGAGAAACTTTGATTTGCTGTGTAAAGCTGTTCATGACACCTCCGCTAATGCTTGCTCAGCGCTTGTTAGTCGGCGTTTGGCGTTAAGTTCAGCAACTGTTGCTGTTCGTATTTCTTTTGATGAAACCAGAAACAAATGATTTTGTGATTTGATAGTCCATAAACTAGTCAGGGTTTTATTTTTGACTTCAAACAAATCATTTGATTTAAAACTTCGACACTCTTTAGTAAGTACTACAACGTCACCCACTAAAAATTCTGGCTGGTTGCGTTCGGTTGTTTGATTTGATAAATTAGTTTTATTCATTTGATTCATCTCGACTGAATGCCTATAAACCACTCCTGTTTGCGCAGGTAGTGGTTTTTTAATATCCAAGTTTTTCCTTTTGACCACTGATTTCGTCATGAAATAGGTCATCAACTGTTTCTATACGGTTCATCCAACTTTTAGACATGACTAAAAGTGCAGCAACACGTTCCTTATCAATGCTCTGGTAATCTTTAGGAACGACTTTTAATCCAAGCAAACTCAATAGCTCGCAAAACATTTCAATCTCATTCAAACCATTGTTTTTCTTGTCTGTTTTAAGCCGAGTAATAGTGCTTGGATCAACCTTTAAATGTTCAGCAATCTCTTTTTGATTGCTTATATCAAGGCCATGCAATATGCGGGATACGCCATTTCTGGCACTTGCAGAAATATCAACTGATAATTTGCTCATCTTGTTACCTAAGCCACTTGTTTGGTTTTGCAATGCTTTTTCCAAAGCTTTTGTAATTTGGTTGCAATTTCATGCGATAAGCGTTTACCACATACCCCGCGCTCTAAATCACTAACGTAATTCTGTGAGCACCCGATCTCGGTACCAATTTGAGTTTGTGTTAAGCCCTTTTCACGCAAATCTGAAATCATGTTTGGCCATTGATTCATGCGAAGCTCCTATATTTTTAGGTGAATATATAGGTTTTCCGATATTTTAACAATAGCCAAAGCGATACTAATTTGTATCAGAATTCCGATATACGTATTTAAGGAAATACATATGGCTACTTTGGGTGAAAACTTAAAAGCAATACGAAAAGCAAAAAAGATGACTCAAAAAGAGTTAGCTCAGAAATCTGGTGTAAAACAATCTGTAATTTCTGATCTTGAAACAGGAAATGCCAAGTCGACAGGTTCAATACTTGAATTAGCAAATGCCCTTGGGGTTACAGCTGAAGAATTAAAAAAAGGTGTAGTTGGGGAACTTATTACCACCAACGTTGTGCCAGTTCAAGCTCGAATGGCACCCGTTTTATCTTGGGTACAAGCAGGTAATTTTACTAATGTTGAATCAGTAGATATGTCTCAAGTTACGGAATGGTTCCCTCTCCCAGATGATTGCGAAAAATGTTTTTATTTAAAAGTACGTGGCGTAAGTAATGAACCCGATTTTGTAGAAGGTGATTATATTGTTGTAGATCCGACAGTATATTATTCAGATATGCAATCTGGAGATATCATTGTCGTCCGTAAAGACAAAGATGCTACTTTCAAAAAACTGGTTATTGAATCTGATGGAACAAGGTATCTAAAAGCGATTAACCCAAATTTTCATCCCAATATCATTCCAATTGACGAAGATTGCTATTTTATTGGTCAAGTAATAGATTCATTGAGATATACATACCGTGGAAAACGAAGAGTAAGAAAGAGTTAAGATGAAAGTTTTTAAAATAATTTTGTTATTGCCAGTCTTAGTTTTAACTGGATGTTCAGACACTATTAGCCGAGCTGAACATGATGCTATCGTGTATGAGAAAGATCAGAAAATTGCTGAATTAGAAGAGCATATTGCTGAGTTAGAAGCTAAACTAGAGGAAGTAAACAATCAATTTGAGCGCTTTGAAAATGAAAAGTGGCGTGACGTCGTTCCAGATGTGGATAATGCTCTTGATGACTTAAATAGTGAAGTTGAAAATAATCCTTCATCAAACTACTAACAGTGCTAGACCATAAATATCAATTAAATAATTTTAATTAATCCCCCCTTGTTAAAGTGATTTTTGTGTTTCAAGAGATCAATATCGGAATACCAGTAAAAATATCGGAATAACTATTGACTACAAATATCGGAAATGCGATATTTGTCTCGTAGACAACAAAAAAGCACACCGCCCCTCCCCAGGTCCGATGTGCTTTTGCAAAACTGCGAGATCAATTATGAACGTAAAAGCTCCTCCTTTCAACTCATTTGCATTTGTCAGCATGGCTGCTCTTGCAATCTCTGGTGGTTCTTTAGTTGCTTGCCAATTGCAACCAGCTTTCCAAACAAAAGAAGCTCCTTCTCTATTTACCCCTAAGACTCAACCAAGTACTTACGGTGTTTTAACCGCAAAAATCACAGGTAAACATTCTGGCGTTGCCGTCATCAAATTAGATAGCTTCCGTTTAAATGTGAGCTTTGATTTTGAAGCCCATCCTGACAGCTACGGCGTTCCGGGTTCTGAATTCACCGCTGTTGATATTACACAACTCACAGTAAATGAAATCACTGATGTTAATGGTAAGTCATATAACGATTTCACCGAATTTGAAGACATCCGAAACATCAATGGCCTTCTAAAAGGCTTCATCGAACGTAACAAGTTGGTGGAGGCTTAAAGATGACTAATTTCAAAAAACACCCTGACGGCTACAAGTCATTTTTAGGCCGTGACGACCAAGGTCTTTATTCCGTACGTATTAAGTGGGCTATCTATGCTGCAAACGCTAACGGCTCAGTACTTTACGAAATTAAAGATGGCTTTAAAAAACCGCTTAATGTTGAGCAATTTAAAGCTAAGGAACCAAAGGTTTTCGCTTCTCTTATGCAAGAAATCGATTTCCAACGCAGAAAGCAGCTCGCAATAAAACTACGTGAAACAAATATCCCTACTTATGACCGCAAGGCTTACAAGCAAAAACGTGGCTTCACCGGCTCTAGATGAGGATTAGAAAAATGACAACTGAAAACTCAAAAGACAACTTACATATCTGGAATGCAGTTAAGCAAACGCCTACCAATTTTCTTAAAAAAATTGAGTTTGGTTATTTAAAAGGTAAATCAGATATTAACCCTCAATGGCGATTAATGGCTATGACTCAGGCCTTTGGACCTGTTGGTCATGGCTGGACTTATAGACATGTACGTTTATGGTCTGAAACCGCGCCAGATGGAACCATTATGGCTTTTGCTGAAGTAGCAGTTAAAACCAAGATTGATGGTGTTTGGGGTGAGGAATTTTTTGGCAACGGCGGTTCAGCAATTGTTGAAGTTCAAAAAGGCAAATTAGTAGCGATTGATGAAGGCTATAAAAAGGCCGTTACTGATGCTCTTGGTGTAGCGTTTAAAGCTATTGGTGTGGCAGCTGATGTTTACCTCGGTAATTTTGATGGTAGTAAATATCTATACAACTATGACTATGCATATCTAGAGCAAAATGCCTCAACCCCAGCAGGTCAAAATTCAAACCAGAATAACCAGACAACTGCTCAGGGTGGTAACCAGAAGCCACCTCGTACTCAGGACCAACTATATCAAGATGCTTTAAAAGCAATTAAAGATGCTCCAGACACTAACATCTTAAATGCTGCAATTAAGAAGTTTAAAGGTACTACATATGAGGCGGGTATCAATAGAGCATGCCAAGCACGTGCCGATCAGATGGGTTGGGTCCCTAAAAACAATCCTCAGCAAGTTCAACAACAACAGTCGTTACATCACTAAAAGGAGAGCTTTTCATGTCTAATTTATTAACTGCAGCTGAAGCATTTGCAGCTCTTCAAAAAGGTAAAACTGTTCTATGCCGTCCTATTGGAGACGTGTTTGACTTTTCTGACTTAGATCAATTCCCCGCTTCTGTTTTTGGTAAACCGGGTTTTGAATTCTGCATCAAAATCGAAACTATTGAACTGGCTGGGATTACTTTCACAAAGCCATTAACTATTGATGAGTATGAAGAAGGACAGGATGTTTTTGTAATTACTACATATTCGCCTTCAATTTACATCGTGAATTTTAAAACCACCGCATTAATTGAATCTATTAATAGTGGTTTTGTTCAACGTGATGCCGAAAACGCCAAGCTTCAATTAAAAGCATTTTCAAAAGCACTCGGTATTGAAATCAACAATGATTTAAGTGTTATTCGTCTTGGTGAGGAACCTAAAAAACAGAGAGGCAAAAAATCAAAAGCAGAAAAGCCTAGTGACGTTATTTCTGCAGAAACTCAACCAACGATTGTTATTACCAAACAAACAAATGTCACCACATCTGAGGATCTGTTAGTTCCAGAAACTAACGAGCCTAAAGTAGATCCTGAATACCAGAAGGCATTAGATGCTCTTCTTCAGCGTGTAAAAGAATCAAAAACACCTGCAGAAGTAAATGCGGTTTATCGTTATACCCGCACATGGGATGACGAACAAATGAAGCCTATCCTTCTCGCCACTCACAAACGTCTTGAAGAGCTAGAAAAAGAAAAGGCATCTGCTAATGAGCCACCCTCTTTAATGGTTCAAATCCAAACTGCACCAGACCTTACAACGCTAGATGCTTTGGAAATAGACGTGGCTGCACGAGATCCGCAGATTCAACCGAAGCTAATGGGGTATGTGAGAAAACGCCGCTATGAATTAGAGAATCCTACACCTACTCAACAAGAATCTACCCCTGATTATTTATTAGTGGACGGTTTCTAACATGAAAGATCAGTACAAGAAAGTGAGCCAAAAACACATGCTTGGTTTTATGTACTACTTGCAATTGCTGGGCTATGTAATAGTCCGGCAAGGCATGGATCAAGCAATGTTTCTAACCAAGCATTATGCGGTACCAGTCGCTTGGCGCCGCATAACGATCGACTATCACAACCGATTAAACAAACCTGCCCAGCAGCTTTATAGAGAGTTTGTTGAGTGGACTAAAGAAGAATATGCAGAGATGGTGGCTTAAATGACAGGTAATGAACGTATCCCTTTTGAATCACAATTCAAAACTACAGAAATTTTTAAACGTGAAAGTGCTATTCGTAAAAATGACATCCTAGCATTCAGTGAAACAATGAATGGCTATTTCAATATTGTAACTAATGATGCTTGGCAGTTATGGAATAAAGCCAAAGCCGAGACGGTGCCAGATACTCCCACCCCTAGTGTCACTCTAACTTGCGCTGAACTAAAAGAAGCCTTTGATTTTGGTGCGCCAGATGGGGAAAAAGATCAATTCCAGATGGAAACTGAAATGACCATCAAATGGCTCCAAGATGGTTATGACGGTGAAGGATACTACTGTTGGTATGCTGATTTACCTGAGGAAGGTTGCATTAAGTTGGGTGTTAGCGAATCGGGAGCTGAAGGATGAGTGAATCAACTTTATGGGCGGTTGCAATGCGACCTGAAGGTTACAGCCCTTTTAAGCAAACGCCAGCAGCTTCAAAAGAGATAGCTGAGCGAGCTGTTGAGCGTTATAGAAAAATGCATGAAAAGGAAGGCAACAACTTTTTCTTAGAAATTTTTGATGATGTTATCAAAGTTCAGAAATGGCACGGTTCCCGCAAAGATCATATTAAAAATCTATTTTATGTTGAGAGTTGGTTTAGTGAACCTATGTACCAATGCTTTGATTTGAAGACAGCTGAACGTGTTTTTAAATTTGATGAAATAGTAATTTGCTACAAGAAAGGCTCTGCCCCTCTTGTAACCAAAAGCTTTGATGAAGCAAAACTATTTTATGGATCTAGTGAGACGGGTTTTAAATATCAGATCCAGCCAATAGAACCACCTGAAAACCTTTTCAATTGGTTTCATCCAGATATTGAATTGTTTGACACCATTGAAGAAGGAGCTGAAGCCTATACAAGAGAACAGTGGGCACAACTTCAAATGAATCTTAGAGTTGAAATTGAAACTCAACTATTAGATTACGATGAAATACCAAATATACCGGAAGATGCAGTAGTTTGGCCAAACTGGAAGCCAGAACCGCCAGAACAAGGACTCTTTTTAATTGCAGCATTTGATTCAGAAGATGGCCCTGTACTTTGGTGGGCAAATCCTAAAGCGGAAAGTAAGGAGAAATAAATGTCACGTTTAACTAAATTAGATCGTATGACTCATGCAGAAAAAGAGGCTGCTAAGAAGGAATTTTGGGAAGCTGCTGATAATCAAACTTTTCCACCTGAAACAGTAGCTATTGTTATGCACGTATCCTTACCGTGGTTGCAGAAGAAAAGATGTGAAGGTGGCGGCATTCCATTCTCTAAACCTCATAAACGACAAGTAAATTATATGAAGTCTGATGTTTTGGCTTATATTGAACAAAACAAAATGGCACATACAGCATAAGCGGCTAAGTGCCGCTTTTTTAATCACCAAAAATAGACCTTTAATAGACTTAAACTTGAAAAATAGACCGTATTTATCAAAATAGACCATTAATAGACTATTTTTGTATTGCTAAAGATTGTGTAATATTGCATTGTATTGCTTTAATATAAATTATTAAAAATATTGATTTTTTAATATCGCTAGGTATTGCTTAATATTGCAATGTATTGCTAGAATTGAGAAAGACCCGCTGAACTTTAGGGTTCAAGGGTAACGACATGCAGCGGCATCTTCGGAGCATTTATTTTTAAATAAATACATATAAATTCGAATTTTATTTTCAAATTAAAATACCTAGACAGACCTGTCAGTATATTTTTTATTCTCTTAACTAATTAGTTGTTCTTAACAATTAAATACTCATTATTTTTTTAATTATTATTCATTTCTACGTAAACATTCCTCATACCACCCTGCTTGAAAATCTTCAATTGCTTGGCGTTTAAAGAAACTTGTCTTAAATACTTTGGCAGCATAAGCTGAGCTAATTAAGTCTTGATAAAGCTGCTTGGCTTTTTCATCTGCTAACCCATCGGCAATTTGTTGTAAATCTTGTGCTGGTACCTTTTGCTGTCGTGCTTCCATTACGTTATAAGCAACCTTTTTTACGATATTACAAATATCTGGGGCAGCTGTACTTTCATTAGCATAGCAACTGGTGGCAATAAAACTTAATAATAATATTTTAAATTTCAT